TAAGTTCTTTTATATGTTCGAATGGATAAAAGGGTTTGATAAATAGTTATGAGGGAAAATGTTAAAAATAAACTTAGGGATACCATAAGAGATACTGATAAGAGATACCTTATTTTGTATAAAATAAGTGTGTGTAACATGGTTTAGGGATACTTTTTTAATATTTAAACATGTATATTTTTGGTATCATGTTTCTTTTTAAGTTGTGTTTTTAGGCATTTAAATAAACATTTGTAGGGGGATAGTATGATTATTTGGGTAAGTGATACGGTTGTATCTCTTTTATAAGTACTTGATTTATAGTAGATATTTATAAAACAAATGCTATTTTAGCGCCATAAACGCGTGCGCGTCACAAATAATTGGCTGTATAGCTCAGTTGGTAGAGCGCAGATATGCATACGTGATGATACATGTGTGCAGCTCTTTTGTCACAAGTTCGAGTCTTGTTGCTGCCACAATGGTTTTTGAAGGTAGAGACGAACGTTCCCACTATTCAGTGCTCCGTCTGAGGGAATTAAACGTACGGAGATTTTAAGGTAATTGATTGATTGTTGATGGAAACGCTCCCGGTGATTGTGCCGGGAGCATTATTTAGTATGAAAATAGATATTCCCATTATAAAAAGAAATATCATCCGCGAGGTTCTCTATTCACACAAGGAACTTCCACGGTATCAGCATGCACTCGAAATCCTGTTTTGTGCAGTAAACGGATATGAACCTATTGATGGATATATAAGTGACATCGAAGATGCAGGATATCGAGAGCTATACACTAAAATATTGAAAAAAGTCAACGAGCTAAGAGCAGGCCTTCCAAGTACCAATAATACCAGCAATACCTGCGAGTAAACTTATCCAATTTGCTATTTTCTTATTTCTATTTTTGCGTCGCTGTTCTTTATATAGTTGAGTGAATGTATGTTTTCTTATAAAAGAGATTCCTTCAGGTAAAATAAAAAAGACTCCATCTTGAGATGATAACAATTTCCCTAATTCAAGTTTTTCCAAATCACGTCCAGCAGATATATATTCAGTTTTATCATTTGGGCTTGTAGCATGGAGTATTACAGTTTGATTACTCTCTGTAGCCGCCAATAATATTTTATCTAATAGTGCAGCCCGTTCTTCGGTCATGGTCATTACAACTTTACGTTTAAATACTAATTCCCCGTTTTCGTCTATCTCGTACATATTTGCTGCTTGTTTAATATATCCTTATTGATTTCCTCCTATTCATTTTACCGTTATTTAAAAGAACTTGCGGATACTACCTAAAACAGCAAATATCCGTCGAATCATCTCGACTGGAATTTCTTGTTCACAGAATTCAGGAGACTTATTTGCCGGAATAAGACGTACAAATCCTTTTTGAACACCCGGACGAATACGTTTTACCGTACGGTAATCATCTGTAATTATACCATATATTTCTCCGGCAGGAAGGTATTCTATGGGAGATTTAACCTCTTTCAGTGCTATTACGTCTCCATTGCTTATCTCTGGTTCCATGGAATGTCCGGTAAGGTTACACCACATTACTCCCGGCTTGTTATATGGAGGATAGTTTATATAATAGTCCGGCAGTTGCGTCTGGTCATTGGAAACAAACTCAAAACCACCTATGAAATCTACATTATAATAAGGAGCACCTTTATATTCTTGGTTGATACGGGGGAGTGGTTCTGGAGTTGACACATCATTAGTACGGAGCATAGCACCTTCACCAGTAAGAAGCCAATCAAAAGAAATATCAACGCATTTTGAGTATATTATATCTAAGTCAAAACTATCTCTTGCGTACCAACTTGAGATAGTTGTAGGAGCAACTCCCAAAAAAGATGCAAGTTTTGCATTGTTTTTTAGTCCATAATAGGACTTTATTCGGTCTAAAACCCCTGCTTTATTAATTTTTTCACTCATATTGCGTATATTTCTATTGAAAAACTTGTTTTAAACGCATATTGCGTATATATTTGCAGCGTAATTAGTGATTTGCAACACTAATAATCGTTTACAGCGGATAAAGATAATCATTATACTTTAAATAATAATAAGTATGGAAAAGGTTTTAGAACACGTTTCGGAGAACTTATCGGTTGAGATATTTCCGGATGACAAGTTTGAATTCTTGATAACAACAAATGAAGCAGCAAAAGGATTTGGAATTAATCCCTCCTCTTTACGTTCTCAGAAGCACGACCATCGTGATGAATTAATAGAGGGGAAACACTTCATTACGAGCGTTGGAATTTCCAACGCAGGGTGTAAATCAGGCGGTTATCTTCAAAATAAGCAAATTCTTTGGACTAAGCGCGGTATTGTCCGTCTCGGCTTCTTCATCAAGTCTGAACGGGCGAAAATGTTTCGTGACTGGGCAGAGGACTTAGTAGTAAACAAGATTGATGAAGCATACCGGGTGCAATCACAGGTACAGCAGCTCTCCCTCTTCCCGGAACCGGTGAAACGCAACCATAACCGCCTGACAAAGGAACGGCTGGTGGATATACTTGCCGATGTGGCACGGATAGAGGACAAGGAACTGCGCCTGACGCTTGTAGATAAACTGACAAACATTAAAGCATAAAAATATATGAAGAAGATTGACTGGGAAGATTCCCGAAAGAAAACTGCCGCTTATGAATATCTGGTAAAAGTATTCAAGACCACTAAACCGAGTGTAAGCCTTGCCATGAGCTTCAAACGGAACAGCCTTGAAGCGGCGCGGATGCGGCATGTAGCTATACATGAACTTGGAGGACGGCTATTGAGTGACGAGAATGTGACTGTTTCCCCAGTAAAGATACTGGACTCTCATGGAAATGTGAAATCAGTAATAACAGACGATTCGATAACTTTATAATTATGAAAACCTGGAGAACAATTCAAAAGATTGCCGTAGCTGTAGGCATGTCCTACGGTCTGTGGTTGGGAACAAATGTGAACGCAACAGATGCGGACAGCCGCAATGCGTTTGTAATTATCGCATTATCGGCCATCATAGCAATATCACTTATGCCGGATAAGACGGATACCGCAACTGTTTAGGAACGGTTTGTTCAGCAAGCCGGAGTTTCCCTTATCATGCGGAAGCGGCCGGCTCCCCGGTTCGATGCCGGGGCTTGCACAAATAAAAGAGAAAAGTTTCTGATTATGGAAATGTTTGGAAAGACATTATGTATAACGTTTGATGAACTTGTTCGTAGTGGTATTATGAGCAAATCTAATTTTGATAAACATGTTCGTGAACGTAAGTTTCAGGTTTTACAGAAAGGTGGTAACGGACGTAAGGTGCTTGTGGCTTATGAGACCCTTTCGGATGCACTTCGCTCTGTTGTAGAAAAAAAACTGCCTGATATAAAAAAACAACTCAAAAAAGGACAAATCAACCCTATGAATATCCGCCTGAAAAGTGATGACAAGGCTGTGGAATTCTACAAGACCTATACTCCCAAGATTTCCATAGATCGTCAGAAGGAATATGTACTCAACGCCAAAGTGATGAATGCCATGATAGTACAGGAAACGGGGCTGCAGAATAAACACAGCGAATACGGCTATACGCACAAAAGCCTTGTACGCAATACCGTCATTTCCTTATGCGAGGAGCTTCGCAAGTCTTTCAACCATACGCTACCGAAAAGCGAATCCCGCCTGATAGAAAAGTTCAGGGACTACAAGAAGCGGGGTTACGTGGCGCTGGTAAGCGGTACTACCGGCAACCAAAGCGCCCGCAAGATCGGCCCCCGAGAGGGACGTATCCTGCTGCGGTTGAAGCGGAGCAAGTTTCCGGTATATACCGACATGGAGATATTCGACGAGTTCAACCGTATTGTGGCGGAACGTAATGCGCGTGTCATCTGTGAGGAAGACAG